CATTTCTGTTCATCCGGTGCCCTTACTGTTCGGGGTAGGCCGTCAGCCATCCCGCCGAGACATTCGCGCAGATCAGCGCCGTAATTTAGTACTCCGGGGTACGTCGCCAACGATCCCAACGAAGATCACACGATCACTCGAAGGGAAAGGCGACGCTATGTCAAGCGTTGTTGACCGACTCCGTGAGCGGCGCGCGAATGTCTGGGAGGAAGCGAAGTCTCTCGCCGACTCCGCCGCTGAGGAGAACCGCAACTTCTCTGCCGAAGAGCAGGGCAAGTGGGATGCGCTGAACAACGAGATCGACCAGCTCGACACCCGGATCAAGTCGGCTCTCGAAACCGAGAAGCGCGCGAAGGCCACCGACGAACTCTTCAACGAGATTCGGGGCGGTAAGCCGGAACCCCGTACCCCCGAAGCCGCTCAGCGTGAGCAGAACAACGACGAACTTCGCTCGTTCCTTCGGGGCGAGAAGGGTCGTTATTACGACGTCATGCCGAAGGGTCCGATCAACTACCGTGTTCTTTCCAAGCTGACGGCCGGTGCCGGTGGCAACACGGTTCCGACGAGCTTTTACGAGAGGCTCGTCGCGCACCTGATCGAAGTCTCGGCCGTGATGCAAGCCGGTGCGACCGTGCTCAACACGAACAGCGGCGAGTCGATCCAGGTTCCGAAGACCACGTCTCACAGCACGGCCGGAATCGTGACGGAAGGCGGCGCGATTGCGGCGTCCGATCCGGCGTTCGGTCAGATCACGCTCGGGGCGTACAAGTACGGAACGCTGATCCAGGTCTCTCGGGAGCTTCTCGACGATACCGGTGTGGACCTCGAAGGTTACCTAGCGATGCAAGCCGGTCGCGCTCTCGGTAACGCCTTCGGCGCTCACGCCATGACCGGCACCGGTTCGTCTCAGCCCCGGGGCGTCGTCACTGACGCGACTCTCGGCGTGACCGGTGGTGCCGGTGTCGGCGGCGCGTTCACGTCTGACAACCTGATCGATCTCTTCTACTCCGTGATCGCTCCGTACCGGGCTTCCGGTTCGGCGAAGTGGATCATGCGAGACAGCTCCGTCGCCGTCGCGCGCAAGCTCAAGGACACGACCGGTCAATACATCTGGCAGCCCGGACTTACGGCTGACGCTCCCGACACGATCATGGGCAAGCAGGTGCTCACTGACCCGAACGTCGCCGCCGTCGCGACGTCCGGCAAGAGCGTGCTCTTCGGCGACTTCTCTCAGTTCTTCATCCGTCTCGCCGGTGGCGTCCGCTTCGAGCGCTCCGACGATTACGCGTTCAACACCGACCTAGTCACGTTCCGTGCGCTCATGCGCGCTGACTCGGCTCTCGTGGACCTCACGGGCGCGATCAAGTACTTCGCCGGTAACGCCGCCTAGTCCGGAACGGTTCCGAGTGTTCCCCGTGCTCGGGACCGTTCCTCAGCGCATGAAACGAATCAGGGAGTAAGAGAGATGAGAGTCAAGCTCAAGGTTCAGCTCAGCGGAACGCGCGACGGCGTTCCGTGGCCTGCCGTCGGTTCCGTCGTCGAGCTTCCGGACGACGAAGCTCAGTCCATGGTCTATGCCGGAACGGCCGACGCGCTCAGCGACTCGGACCGTCCCGAGAACGTCGTCACCATGCCGGACGACGTCGAGGAAGCAACCGAGAAGCTGATTCCGGAGACCGCTCGTCACGAACCGGCCGTCGGCGTCGAGAACCTTCCCGACGAAGACCGTCGGCCGGACCTCTCCGTGATCGGGCTCGCTGATGACGGCGAGATCGGCCACGGTCCGGCGAACCCTCCGGAAGCGCTCCAGGTAACCCCGGCAGACGAGCCGGTGGATATGGCCGCTGAGGCTGAGTCCGGAGAGCCCAACCGGCGCACGAAGACGCCGCCGAGAACGACGGCGAAGTCCGCTCCGCTCACGACCAAGACCGGTCCGACGAAGAGCGCTCCGAAGCCGACCGACAAGTAACGGAGTCCGCTCATGCCGAGTCCGTCGAACATGAATCCAAACACGTTCGCATGGTCGTACGGAACCGTCGCGCCGATTACTGGACAGACCGGCTCGGGTGGTAACGCGATCTCGGACGTCGGCGCTGCCTTCAGTCAGGCAACGCTGAATACCAACTTCAAGGTTCTCGCCGACAAGGTGAACGCGATCATCGCGATTCTCCAGTCAAACGGAACGCTCACCTAGGGGAATTTGTGGCCGTCGTCAATGGGTACTGTTCCGTCGCTGAGTTGCGCGAGCAACTCGACGACGAGTATCAGAAGATCCCTGACACGTTGATCGAGCGAGCGATCAACGCTGTTTCGCGCGCCATTGACAATTACTGCGGATTCCCCCGGCGTCGATTCTGGAAAGACCTGACGCCGACTACACACGTATACGTGCCGG